AGCGTTCTTGCCAAGGATTTGATCGTACACCGAAGTAGAACCGGCAGGAACCAACAGACCTGTTACAGTGCCTACAGCAGCAGCACCTGTAGGAAGACCGCCACGAAGAGTAGGGTCGTTCAGGTACTTCCAATCAGACTTGTAGAAGTCATAACCTCTGCGGAAACCGCTGAAGCCAAGATTCAAAGCCATATCCTTGTCGTTGTCAAACAAACCGTATGAAGTACCGTTTGCTCCGTAGCTGTTCTGAGCAGCGAGCATATCGTCAATGTCAAAACTAAAGGCACGGTTAACGAAGATTACGTTCTCTTCGATAGAGCCTTGCTTGTCAAGACGAGAGATAATGCTGTCAAAGTCAGCAAGTGTGGTTGGGTTTCCACCGCCCCATACGTTACCACGAGAGTTTACTACGTAGAAGATACCTTCTGAACCTTTGTTACCGTAGGTTGGGTTCAAAGCTGCGTTAGCAACACCTGAACCTGACTCAGCAGGAACAGCCTCGATCATTGCAGTCTCAAGGTAGTCCTCAAAACGCAGACGAGTTTCGTGCTCGCTCTTCAAATACCAAAGGTATCCGGTAGCACCATTCTCAGTAGTTACTTCAACCCATCCAATCTGAGCCATATCAGAACCGCTTACAGCGTATTTGTCCTTGATGATGATTGGTGAGTTGTCGAAGATTTCGTCTTCTGCTTCCAAAGAACCGATCATTCCAACAGTTCCTTTCTTGAACTCAGAACCGTAAATCCATACAGAAAGAACAGCACTGCCTGAGAAAGTTTGACCAGCTGCTTCGTAATAAGCAACATCAAAAGTACCTGCAGTGGTATTCACAGCAGTAACGATACCCTTGTTAGAAAGACCGGTAGCGTTGTCAGAAATGAATACAGTCTGACCGGCACGAATAGCGATACCACTTACGTTAGCATCGCTTACAGTGATGGTAGCAGAATCTGCCGCAGCAGCAGCAGAAGAGTCGCAGTTTACATACTTAGTATGCAAACGACCTTGTTCAGCCCACTTAATCATATCTGAATTAGAGGGCATTTCAGCGCCTACCAAACGAAGGAAGGACGCTACTGTACGATTACCATAACGCTCAAACTCTTTCTCATAAGTATCAGGGAGATACTGATTTAGGAAGTTGAAGTTGGTAATGTAGTTTGTTGAGAGGGGGACTTGCTCCGCACTTGGCTGAAGCTGAAACCCCGGAGATGCTAAAACTGCCATTGTTGTAAATTTTTAATTTTATATTTTTTTAATGCTGCGGATTTTGAGACTCCTTCCGGAATCCGGTGCTACCGCCTTCACCTGCATCCCCCCTTTACTTACAACTTCAGGCGCTCTACGCTCTGACATATTAATGTTTTTAGTCTTACGCATTACGTCTTCTGTTGCGTCTGCCTGTCCTTGTTCATAAAAGTACTTGGCAAACTTATCAGGGTTCATTGCTATGGCTAATGCCTTATGGTATCCTGCAGCGTCCTTGATCAGCCCACTCTCATCCAAATACTTGTTGATAAAGTTTAATGGAGTTGATTGAACCTTTTTTAACTCTGCAGCAGACCCGGGAGAAAATACAACCTTCTTGTCATCAATGGAGAACTCAAAACCTTTGAAGTCTTTACTAAAGACTTCTTCGGACTTTTGGTCAAACCAATTGCGCTTACGCTCGTTTTCCTCCTGCAAGGTTTTTGCCTGTTGTATATACTGACGGTACGCCTCAAACTCTTCATTGTCATCGGGAGATAAGCCATTTGCTCTTGACTCAAGAGGCAGCTTGTATTTCTCCTTTTGTTCATTGAAGAAGCCCTTGGCTTCCGCAACAGCCTTTTTACGTGCTATCCTTACCTTCTTAATCTTGGACTCATCATCAATGTCCTCATCGTATTTGTAGTCCTCCATTAACACATCAATGTCTTCTTTGTCAAGACCCTTCTGTGTGGTGGCAAGGTATTCACGAAGAATTTGATCAGGGTCCATATCATCGTAGTTCTTGTTGACTTTAAGGAAGTCCTCAAAACCACGCCCTGTCTCCTTCTTAAATTTCATATAAGCAGCAACATCTTCAGGAAGTGGCTCAGACTCTTTACGTTCTGACACCAACTCATCAAAAGAGTTGATTTGCTTATTATAGCGTTTTCCGATATATGAAAGAACTTGCTCTTCTGTCAGCTCTGCCTCTTTCTGCTCCGTTTCGTTTGTTTCGTTTGTGGCAGGTTCAAGCTTAGATGTGTCTATTTTAACCTCATCTGTTGCCTCTCCGCTCATCTGCTTTTCGTGCTTCTCAAGAAGTTCTTTTTCAACTTCCTGTATACTTTTACCCTCCACCGTGTCAAGAGCTCTTACTTTAATTTCCATTAGATTAGATTTAATTTGTTACAAATTTATACAAAAATTACGAAATTTTTAGCGAGGTTCAAATTCAGCTAAGTCAAACCCATCAAGGCTATCCTCATTAGACTCAAAGTCCATAGGGGGTAGGTTGTTCTTTCTTTGATTGATTAGCTTTGACTGCTCACTATTTTGTTGGCTAATACGCCTTGCCTTCTCCTTTTCCTTCATATCCTCTCTGCTCATTAAAGCTGACTCTTTTAGACCACCCAACTGCATTTGATATTGGAACTCTTCGTTCATTAGCATCCGCTTCATCTCAGCCTCAGCTTTAAGTTTCTCAATATCAAAAGCCACCTCAGCCTGCTTAATTTGCATCTTAGCCTGAGCCTCGAGCTGTATCTTTTGCATAGCTGTCTGAGCAGCAATCTGTTGCGATTGCAATTGTTGCTGCGCCATCATAGCCTGCTTCTGCATTGCCATTTTCTCCTCACGCTCCTGTTTCTTCATTCGCTTTACCTTAAGAAGTTGGTTGGCGAGCTTGATATTTTTGAGCTCACGTATGTCAATGGCATCCTCAAGATTGATGTCTCCTTTAGAAAGAGCCATCTGTATGTTTGCCTCGAGTTGAGCTTTCTGTTCTTCGTCAGGAGATACTTCCACAAATATGCCAAAGTCATATATGTACAAGTCGCTAATCTCATTTAAGATAGACACGTTATACTTACCAATCTTATTGGCAAAGTCGTCCTTGAAATCAGCATACTCTAAAATGTCTGCAATCCGGTAGGTAAGGGCTTCAGCAAGCGACCTGTAGATGAATAAGCCTCCCTCAAGAATGTGGCGTGTAGCCGTATTGGAGTTAAGTGCAGCGAGCTTTTGGACCCCTACCAATGCGTTAGGATCAGGCGTAGACCCATCCCTTGCCTCGTTAAGTCCGGTCACAGACCTAATCATATCAAGGTAATGGTTGTAGTTCGCTATCAGCATCTGCGTCTTAGAAGCCCCCGAGTTGGAGGTGAGCTGAGTAATAGGAACTCTTGCATTGTTGAAGTCACCCTCTTGGGTATAACTACGTCCGATAACACTACCTGTTTGGAAGTATAGCCTCAAGGCATCTTCCGGGTTATAGGCTTGCCCTGTTCCAAGGTCAACCTCATTGAGACCATCGGCATCAATGAACACGCCATCAGGCACAGTGCGTGCAATAACCTGCTGTAGCTTTAAGTGAGTGAGCTGAATCAAATCTGCGAATGGAACCATTCTGCGAACAAGAGACTCAATCACACCCTTATACATACGAGGCGCTACTGCCACGTAATTTGGTAATGCGTGCTGAGAAGTTGATTTAGGACGAACCATATTCTCTGCCATCTGCCACTTAAGCAAGATGTTGGTTCCCATAACCATCACACCATCGTACCACACATCAATAGTCTTTTCCATTTTTTCAAAGTTCCCCTCCTCCATCATTTCTACAGGAGGATTAAACCTGTCATCTTTTTCAATTACACGAGAACCACCTGTCTCAAGAATTTTTTTCTTGTAAACAATTTTCTTTGTGGTCTTATAGTTGAAGTATAAAAGAGTTGCAGTGTCACGATAGAACAAACTGTTCTCATAAAAACGTGCTACGTTATAGTAGTCATACCAACTTTGAGAGTACATTGAAATTTCTTGCAACTGCTCACGAGTAAGTGTTGGGTCAATCTTAAGCAGTTCAGTTATTGGAAGAGTTTTTATTTCTCCCCAATAAAAACAATCTTGAAAGAATGGGTCTTCAGTATAACTGTATACTACATTCGCAGGGTCAACGTATGAAACTTGCACTCCTGCACCGGGAAGAAACTCGTGCTTCGCTACACCAATACCAATGACAGTTAAATCGTAATCTATTCGTTTACGTGTATCTTGATAATGGTTTTCATCGAGTATAGTATTTATGGCTTCCTCTTCTGCAATTTCAATAGCAGGCTTATAGTTAAGCTGCATATACAACGAAAGTTCTTCGTCTGTTTCCGGAAGCTCCTCGGGGTCCATAATAAAAGGGTCAACACCTGTTGACTCTTGTATTTGTGTAAGTACATCTTTAGCTGCCATCTGTCCCTCGATCATATCTTGATACCTACTTCGCTTTGCTTGCGACATCGCATCTTGTGCATACGTCTTTACTTTGAATAATCGGTCAGACATACCATTCACAACAATGTCGACAAACTTTGGAAGAATAGGAACAGGTGTCCAATCTAAGTTCAAATAAGAAAGATCACCATCTATAGCAAGTTCATTCTTGTATTTTTGCACAGACTGCTCTCCACGAGCATACAAACGAAGTCTATTAAAGTCACGCCATTGGTTATAGTACCTACATTGATTACCATCTTTGCGGAACCACTCGTATTGGATGGCTTGACCTACCTGTAGACCAAACGCATCAGAGGCTTTCTCTGCGTCAGATACAAACTGACCCGGAAAACCTGTTGCGGATATATTAACTACTACATCTTTCATTTAATAAGTTCACTTAGCGTTCCACTATTAGTGTACCTTGCGAAATTAATACTAATTTTCGACTCTTTTTTGTCAGGTAAATATACATTTTTTTGGTTTGCCATTATCGCTAACCCCGAACTAATTGTTGCGTCAAACTTAGTTCTGTCACTTATATCAAACTTCGCCCAATCCTCGAGTGTTCTCGTAAATGGCATTGTGCCTATCTCATCAGCCGGTCTATAAGTACTCGTCATATCGAAGCCTATGTATTTTTCAATGTACGTCTCGATGGCTGAGGCGTGCGCCTGCTTCACTTCTTCAGAAGAGTTAGGAATACCACCAAGTTCACGCTCGGTTTTGCTCAGCTTATTGAGCGTACGATCAGGGCGGTTCATACAGAAGTGTCGATACCCCCTATTCTTGAAGTGGTATAGTAGCCTTGGTTTGTTATTCTCCGCAAGCATCGGCAT